CCTGGTTTAAACGCCCTATTCGGCATGGAGTACGCTCGTTATGAAGACGAGACAAAGGAAATTTTCGAAACTGAAAGTTCAGATAGAGCTTTTGAAGAAGAAGTTCTGATTACAGGATTCGGAAATGCTCCCGTGAAAAGAGAGGGTGACGGAGTTGAGTTTGATACAGCCTACGAAGGCTTTACTGCTCGCTATACTCATGAAACTATTGCACTGGCATTTGCTTTGACAGAAGAAGCCGTAGAGGACAACCTCTATGACCGGTTGGGTGCACGTTATACGAAAGCGCTTGCGCGTTCGATGGCACACACCAAACAGGTTAAAGGCGCTAATGTTTTAAACAATGCATTTAGCTCTAGTTACACGGGTGGAGATGGTCTATCTCTAGTGAATAGTTCGCACACCCTAGCGGGTGGCGGTACTTTCTCAAACCGTCCTAGTACCTACGTTGACTTGAACGAAACATCCCTTGAGGACTCGTTGATTACAGTTTCAACTTTTGTTGATGACCGTAATCTAACGCTTGCCCTTCAAGGAATGAAGCTAGTCGTGCCACCGCAACTTCAATTCATAGCAGAACGCTTGCTTGAAACTCCAGGCCGTGTTGGAACTGCTGACAACGACATTAATGCACTGAAGAATATGGGAATGATTTCACAAGGCTATGCCGTTAATCATTTCTTAACTGACACAGATGCATGGTTTGTCTTGACAGACTGTCCAGATGGAATGAAGCATTTTGAGCGTACGCCAATGAGCACAAACATGGAAGGTGATTTTGATACTGGAAATGTTCGCTTTAAGGCTAGAGAGCGTTACAGCTTTGGTTGGAGTAATCCGCGTGGCATATATGGCTCGTCGGGTGCTTAAGAACCAATAATGGAACCTGTGATGCGGGGGTTTCTGACTCAACCCGCATCAAACTTTCTAGGGTAAACTTGTCCTACAGACTGACCTAGCAGATAAGCCAAGACGGTAGGACTTATTTTTTCGGAGGAAAAAATTATGGCGAATACAACGTTTAGTGGACCAGTTAGATCCGAGAATGGATTTAAGATGGTCAACAAGGCCTCTACATCAGGCCTCGTAACAGATATATCAACCATCAACACAGCGACAAGGGATAACAGAAGATATTATTTGTCAGAGTATTGGAAACAAAGACCGGCTCTCAATGCCGATATCGACCAAGCATATACTGTTGAAGTAGCACGAGCTGCAAACAGGAACTTTGAAGTATTGGGCACCAATATGACAACTGCTTTATGTACCTTTGATTCTGACAGGGCTGGTATTGTAATTACAACTGCTACAGCAGATGAAGATCAGGCGATTATCGCTCCTCATTTGGACACCAACCAAACAGCTTGGACTGGCGTAAAATGGGGAACTGAGAATCAGACTCAATGGGAATGTGCAATATCTACCAATGCTATTGACAATCAAAAATTTTGGGCTGGTTTGAAATTAACCAACGATCAATTGGTTGCTACAGATGCTGACCAGGCTTATTTCTTGTTTGAAACCGATGGCGACAATGGCACCAGCTTGAGTGATTATACTTTGCTTCATTTTGTGCATAGTATAGGCGGCACTGATTATATTAGTGCACTGCCAATCACAGTTGCAGCCAATACGCTATACAGACTCAAGATAACGATTGATTCCAATAGGAAAGCATCTATGTTTGTCAACGGTGAGCAGTATAATGTAACGACTACTTCCGGTAGCACCGGCGGTACAGCGGTTACAACCGGGACAACGCCAACGGCTGCCCTGACTAATGACATCGACTTCATTCCTTATATTGGAATTGAGTGCGGTGCAGCAGCAGCGGAAGCCTTGGATGTGCATTATCAGGAAATTAATCGACTGGCTTACGAATAGGGGTAAGTTATGGCTAATACAGTAACAGGCCCCACCACTCAGTCTGACGGATTCAGGAAACTTATTGTTTATTGTTCCGTTTATTCCGATGGCAGTGCCAGTAGTACCACTTTAGTTGACGTTTCCGGACTAAACTCATCCCCACAGGGAAAGTCGTGTGTCCATGTTGCGCTTAACAGGATATGGTACAGCGTTGGAGGAGGAACGGATGCACCGGCATCTCTTGATTGGGATGCAACGACAGACGTTACCTTTCTGACCCTGGCTTATGACAACGATTTTGATTTCAGCACCATTGGTGGACTGGTCAATACCGAAGCCTCTGGTTATTCTGGTGATGTCCTGCTTGTTATTCCGTCAACGGCGGATGCAGGCAATGAATATACAGTTTGGTGCGAGTTTTTGAAATATTACGAAACGCCCAATAACTAGGAGTAAACAATGGCCACTTCTGGATCGCGTGACTTTCAACCCGATGTTGGCGAATGGATCGAGGAAGCCTATGAACGATGTGGGCTGGAACTGCGTACTGCTTATGACGCACGCACAGCCCGCCGTTCATTGAATATTCTGTTTGCTGACTGGGCAAACCGTGGGTTAAATCAATGGACTATCAGCAATGTCAGCCAGACATTGACTGAAGGCACTGACTCGTACAGCTTAAACGATTATGTGATCGATGTTCTCGATGTGGTGTTGAGGCGCACTGTCAATAGTGTTGCAACTGATTACCAGATGAACCAGGTTGGACGTGCAGAGTATTGGAACATTCCTACCAAATCGACCAAAGCAAGACCTACCCAATGGTTCCTGGACAAACAGGTTACGCCAAAAATATATGTTTGGCCGGCTCCTGAGAACAGCACCGACGTAATCAAAATGAATCAGCTTCTACGAATTGAAGATGTAGATGGATCGGTTAATGATTTGCAGATGCCGTTCCGTTTTTATCCTGCTTTGGTTGCCGGGTTGGCTTTTTATTTATCACAAAAACGTGCGCCTGAGAGAATGGAGTCATTGAAGGCTATTTATGAGGATGAGTTTGCCAGGGCTTTAGCTCAAGATGAAAGCCGTGCATCATTGATGGTAAAGCCAAACATGCGCTCTTATGGTTATTAGAGATGGCTTATGCATACGGTAAATACGCATACGGAATCTGTGATCGCTGCGGATTTCGTTATCTGTTGCATGAGCTGAAAGAAGAGTGGACTAATTTCAAGGTTTGTTCGGAGTGCTATGAGGCAAAAAGCCCACAGCTGGAACCACCTCCACATGTAGCAGATGCTGAGGCATTATATAATCCAAGACCTGATATTAATTACAAAACAGCAGCCTTGGGCATTGTATCCACTACTAAACCAGGTGGTATGACCACTACTGATGATCCAATCGGAACTGACTTCAAAGGACTTGAAGCAACTGGGGAAGTTGGTATTGTATTAGCAGGAGGAGACTAATGGCTTTTACTTATGCAACGCTAAAAACAGCAATCCAGGATTATATGGACAACGATGAAACTACGTTTGCCAACAACCTAGACAATTTCATTAAAAACACCGAAGAAGACATTCTTAAAAACGTAGAGCTTAATTACTACAAAAAAAACGTAACCGGAACCGCAACTTCTGGAAGTTCTTATTTAGGAATGCCATCTGATTTTCTCGCTCCATTCAGTTTGGCAGTCATCAGTTCCAGTGTTTATTATTACCTATTGTTGAAGCATCCATCATTCATACGAGACTACACCCCAAACGCATCAACTACAGGGCAACCTAAATATTACGGCGAATTTGATAATGACACCTTTATCCTGGCGCCTACGCCTGATGACAACTATACTTTTGAGTTGCATTACTTTTATCGACCAACTTCCTTGACAGCAGGTGCGTCCGACGGCACTACCTATCTTTCCAATAACATGCCTAATGTCATGTTGGCTGGATCGTTGTTGCAGGCTGCGGTTTTTATGAAATTGGATGCGGCGGAAATTGGGACATATAAACAGAATTATGACAAAGAGATGATGCAGCTTAAGTCTTGGGCAGAAGGTAAAACCACCAAGGAAGAAATGCGTTATGACAAAACTAGGGGACGCGTTTAATGATTAAGGATCTTAAAGGTAAGCACATTGCTCTTGTTGCCATGGGACAAAGCCAATTGGATTATCACATGAGTATTACCCACAGCGTTGAATACGATGAGGTTTGGGCAATCAATTCCATGTGCGCAGTAGTCAAGACAGATCGAGTTTTTATGATGGATCCTGTTTCCCGATTCTTTGACACAGATGATGCAGGGCCACAGACTGAGGTAATGCGTAAGATTTTACCAACCTTGGAATGTCCCGTTTATTCATGTGAACTGGACAAGAGGGTGCCAGCCATTGAGCTTTATCCGTTAGAAAAAATCATCAAGGATTTGGGTTGCGCTTATTTC